AACTTGAGCAACTTTATTGTCAGAGTCTTCTCTAGGAGCGCATCTAAATGATGGTCTTTTAGAAGTAAGCATAGCTTTAGCTGATTCTACAGCAGGGTGTATTCTATTTATAACAATAGGAGCCTGGCCACGAGCTTCTAAAACTTCTGCTTGCTCTTTAGTCCATTGTCTTCCTAAACGAAATTCTTTATCTTCTTTAGCTTGAATAGCCCAAGCATCTCGTTTTTTGCTATAGTCTTTATAAAGCTGTATTGTCTCTGTAACTATTTCTGGTGTCTTCTTTTCTTCCATTTTCACCTATTTTTTATCAATTTAATATAACACTATAAAGTCATCCAATCAAGCTTTTTCTTTGTATTTAAGCTATTTTCGTCAACTTTTTCCCATTCTTTCTTTCTAGAAGGCTTTGCTCCGTCTAAAGCAGTCCATATAGCATCCATAACATCATCATGTTTTCCTCTAGGATATGATAGAAATTCTTGTTGAGCTATATTATCCTGTGGTCTAAAGTAAAATGTCCCCTTAGCAAATAATGGAACAAGTGATAAAAGTCTTTCACTTTTTCTATTTCTAGGTTTTACACCTTTTTCAAGACCAGGTATATATAAACTTTCTTTAAACATAAGCTCTCTAACAGCTGTTCTTAATGCTTCTTGATAACCAACTGTTTCAATTTTCATTCTCCTAGGCCTATACTTCTTAAAAACCTCAATAAGTTTTTGAGGCTGCTCTGCTGGAGATATTCTATCCCTGAATATATCAATAATGTACTTATTATTATCATAATCAATACCGATTGTAGTAACCACAAAATAATCAGCAGTGGAAGCAAGGCTGCTAGCAGGGTCAACTCCACAATAGACTTCGACTGGCTTAATCTCTTTCTCATCACCTTTCTCCTTTACTAGACAATTTTGTCCATTTACTCTTTCAAAATCATAATGATGCATTTTTATCCATTCTGGTTTAAATGGAGCCATATCAGGAGATTGAGCTATATTCATATACTCTTGATAAAAACCATTCAAGTTTCCTACAGAAGCAAATTCTTTTTTTATTTCTAATATTCTAGATTTAGGAAACCTTTCTGGCCATATACTGTTTTCATCTTCGTCCCATATAGAATACCATAAAACATTCCAGGCTGGAGAGTCTTTAGCCCAATATAAGAAACAATCTTCAGATATTACTGTACCAATCATAGCTATCTTACCTTCATCAGATAATGATGGTATAACAGCCTCAGTAACCCATTTTCTATTCTTAGCCCTAGCTTCTGGAGTAAATGCATTTAATTCTGATTCAAAGTCATCTACTATAATGAGATTAGGACGAGTATCACCTTCAATAAATCCCCTAACTCTTTGTCCTGTACCTACCGCTATTATTCTAGAGCCATTAGCTAATACTACATCGTTATTAGTCCATCTTTTAGCAGTATTAGGACCAAGGTCTCCAAATATATCTCTAAATTTATCTGAATGTGTTAAATGGTATTTAATACGGGATAAGAAGTTTATAGACTGAGTTTGTGATTCAGATATAATAACAATAAATAAATCTTCATCAGACTTTTTAAAAGCTACTCTCCATAAAGGGAAGATGAGGGTGGTAACGGTAGACTTCGCTGTACCACGAGGTGCTGCTATTAACACCCTCCTTTTTTCGTCGTTAGCTAGATAAGAATACACATTTTTGTGGAAAGGGGGTGTACTCTTTCTAAGAGCTGTTGGAAAACAGTGTCTTCCAAATAAAGCCATATTATTACGAAGCTTTTTTAAAGCTTGCATTTGACTATACTGTTCTTCGTAATCCATTATTTTTCCTCAGTAGTAGTCTTAGTAGCTATAAGCTTATCTTCCTCTTCTCTTAACTCATCTATAAGTTTAGTATTACTTATAGCCTCTAATTTCTCTGTAGTTTTAACAAGTTGCTTTTCTTTCATACCATGCATACCTTGTAGATTTTCTACAGCTCTCATAAGATTAGTAACATCTTTCTTATCT